AGATATTAAGTATGCTATGGCATGTAATATCAACGCTTTAGAGTTTATTCAGATTGGCAGTCGTTGTCGTATTATGACTCTTGGGGCCAAGTTGGATCCTCGTACTATTGAAATGGTACGATCCAAGGTTAAAGATATTATCATGCTGGGCCAGACCAGACCAGAAGTTGATAATACTGATAAAGAAAAGGTCAATGTTCAAGAACGTATTCAAAACAAGACAAAGGAGTACATGTCTGTTTTGGAAAGTCGAATCGATGAACTGTTTGAACTTGCTGAATCTGATGAACTTAAGAATGTGGATCATGCTGACTGGCTGGTTCTACAAGGCATCAAGCACGTGCATTTTAAGAAGTTGGCAAAGAATTTGGATCCGTATATCAAGGAACTCAAGCAGGCGTATAAGGGAGATCCGGATTTAAAGGAAGCGTTTTCGTTCCTTGGTAAGAGAAAAATTAAAACAATTATCACTGCTTTGGAAAATTTCAAAGATATCCTAAATGACTGATAATGTTTTGACTTTTGAAAAAGGTGTGATATATTAATAACATGTTACTTATTGACAACAATCAAATTATCTTGGCCAATATTTTTCAGGCTTCCAAGGATGGCGAACCTCTTAATGAAGATTATATTCGTCACACTGTATTAAATACGTACCGCAAGTACCGAACCGATTTTCGTAAGTACGGAGAACTGGTTATTTGCAGTGACGGTACTGACTACTGGCGACGCAAGTACTTTCCGTACTATAAGCAAAATCGTCGTAAGCAACAGGAAGCCAAGAAGGACGAATGGAAGGCTGCTTTTGCTGTACTGGACAAGATTCGTAACGAAGTAGCAGAAGTGTTTCCGTATCCCAGTATTCGTCTACAGGGAGCAGAAGCAGACGATATTATTTACGTGCTAACCAAGACGTACTGCCAGTCTGAAAATATCCTTATCATTTCTAATGATAAAGACTTTCAGCAACTGCAAATTTTTCCAAACGTACAGCAATACAGTCCAACCACCAAGGAATTTTTAAAGTGTGAAGATCCTCGTGGGGTTCTTTTTGAACATATTATTGGAGGTGATTCAAGTGATGGTGTGCCTAATATGCTTAGTGACGATGATACTTTTGTTACGGACGGTAAGCGACAGGTCCGAATGACTCAGAAGCGAATTGATCAATTAAAAAAGGATTCTGAGAACTCCTCATTTTTTGAGGATCCTAAATACATCAGGAACAGTACTCTTATTGACATGAATAACATTCCACAAGATCTTCAAGACAAGATCCTAGAAACGTATCAATCACAACAAGGAAAGGGCAGAGAAAAGCTGCTCCAATATTTTATGGATCATAAACTTAAGACTCTTATGCCACATCTAGAGGAATTTTGATGTATACTCCTGAACCTGAATCTGAATACGAGCGTTGGAAGCGTGAACAAAAGGAACGAAAGCAAAAGCGAAAGAAGCGTCCACGCAAGCCAGATCAACAACAATGGCTGAATGATTTAAAGCACGGTCACTCATCCGATGATGGTGACTTTGAAAATTTTGAACGATTTGAACGATAAAAGGAACTTTATATTATGACAAAAGCAACAACAACAATTTCTAAGGACACCCTGAACATTCTTAAGAATTTCAGTGGTATTAACTCTAATCTGTACGTAAAGGCTGGATCAAAGATCACAACCATGTCTCCCACCAAGAATATCATGGCGGAAGTCGAGGTTGAGGAGTCCTTTGATACTGAGTTTGGTATCTGGGATCTCAACAAGCTACTGGGTGTGATTTCTCTGTTCCAAGATCCAGAGTTTATTTTTGATGACAAGTACATGACGATCACCGGAGCAAGTGGTTCTAAGGTTAAGTACTTCTATTCAGATCCCAAGCTGCTGTCTTATCCAACCAAGAGTATCAAGAAGATTGATGCAGTAGTTGAGTTTGATCTGACCAGTGATGATTTCCGCGAACTATCTCGTGCAGGTGCAGTTCTACAAAACCCAGACCTTTGCTTTGTGTCTGATGACGATGCCGTGCTTGCAGTGGTCAAGGACCTCAAGGATCCAACCTGCAACGTATTCTCTATTCGTGTTGGTGACAACAAGGATCAAGCAGACTTCTCATTCAACTTTAAGTTGGAAAACATGAAGATGTTTGATGGCGATTATCATGTAGCCCTGTCTAAGAATGTTATTGGTCAGTTTGCTCATGCCAGTCGTCCTCTAACTTACTGGGTTGCTATGGACGCAACCAGCACCTACAAGGAATAAAATGCTAACGTCAAACAATGCGGTTGGTCTGCTGGTAGAAAAGTATCGTCCAGCAATCATCGATGATTGTGTTCTGCCCAAGAGTCTAAAGGATACTTTTAACAGTATTGTTGAATCTGGAGAGTGTCCTAATCTACTGCTAGCAGGCAAGCCGGGTATGGGTAAGACCACGGTTGCTCGCGCTCTTTGTGCTCAACTGGGTGCGGACTATATTCTGATCAACTGTTCAGAAGACGGTAATATTGATACTCTGCGAACCAAGATCAGGCAGTTTGCCAGCACGGTTTCTTTGTCTGAAGACGCCAAGCAAAAGATTGTTATCCTAGACGAGTTTGATTACTCGAACGCCCAAAGTATCCAGCCAGCCCTTCGTGGAGCTATTGAAGAGTTTGCCAAGACTTGTCGGTTTATCCTGACCTGTAACTACAAGAATCGGATTATTGAACCAATTCATTCTCGTTGTACGGTTATTGACTTTAACTTTCCAACCAAGGAACGTCCAGAACTAGCTAAACAGTTCTTGGAACGCTGCCAAGGCATTTTGGAAGAAGAAGGCATTGAATACGACAACAAGGTGCTATCTAAGGTTGTAGTCAAGTATTTTCCAGATTTTAGGCGAACTTTAAATGAACTGCAACGTTACTCTGCGGCAGGTACTATTGATATTGGAATTTTAAGTACTGCTGGCGAACTAAACGTCAAGGAACTTATGGGGTTCTTGAAGGCCAAAAACTTTACAGAGATCCGTAAGTGGATAGCCAACAATCTAGACAATAGCCCCCAAGACATCTTTAGGAAGGTCTACGATAGCTTATACGAGTTCCTAGAGCCTGCCAGCATCCCTCAAGCAGTGGTTATCATTGGTGAATACCAGTACAAGACAGCGTTTGTGGCGGATCAAGAGATCAATCTATGTGCATTCATGGTGGAACTAATGATGAATTGTGGATTTAAAGAATGAAGCCGTTTGACTTCTTAAATTCCATAAATCAAACCAAGATTTCTTTGATGGATGAAGATCCTGGTTGCGAACGAGAATATATTCCATTTCTTGCCAACCGAGGTCTTTCTTATTTCTCAGACACCATCTTTTTAGCCAATGAGATGAATCGTCTATCCGGTTTGGATAAGAAGATGCAGTTTGATTTTTTACGGATATCAGTTCGGCCCCGTAAGAGATTCAGTAAGTGGATCAAGGACGAGTCTAATGACCGTATAGATGCTTTAAAGACCTTATACGGATACTCTCACACCAAGGCCAAGCAAGTAGTAGACCTAATTAAACAAGAAGATTGGGATGAAATTTTTTCTATTTTAGATCAAGGTGGCACAAATACCAAAAATCCTAAATAATTCCGTATTACTGAATTTTTTAATGAAAGCGGATTATAATGGAAAACGAAGATATTTTTGATGGCCTTGGTGTTGAAATTAAATTAAAATCTAAAGACGATTTTCTCAAGGTCAAGGAGACTCTTACCCGAATGGGTGTGTCCTCCAAAAAGGAAAAAAAATTGTATCAGAGCTGCCACATACTTCACAAACGCGGCAGATACGCCATCATGCATTTCAAAGAGATGCTCGATCTAGACGGACTAGAAACAGATATAGACGATACAGATCTTGGACGACGCAATATGATTGTAAAGCTTCTGGTAGAATGGGGACTGGTAGAAGCTGTGGATCCAGACGAGTACAAAGAACCAATTATTTCTTTGGCTCAACTAAAAATTATTCCCCATAAAGAAAAGAAAGAATGGCAACTGGTGCCTAAATACCATATAGGAAACTCTTAATTATGCAAACCGAAGTGATTTCTTTTTATAGTGATATAGACGGTAAAACTTATTACAGCGACCATGCTAAAAGGCTACATGAACAATTAGTACCTTTGGGTATTCCTCACGATTTTAGACAAAAAGATTCTTTAGGATCTTATCAAAAAAATTGTTTGAGTAAACCCCAGTTCATATACCAAATGCTGATACAAAAACAAAAACCTGTTGTTTGGTTGGATATTGATTCTGATGTACGCAAGTCTCTTAATGTTTTTGATCAATTTACGGGAAATACTGATATAGCAGTTGCTTGTTCTACAAATAAGTTGCATGCAGCAAAAGCATCTCCAATTTATTTAGATTTTAATTCTAAAGTATTAGAATTTCTTCAACACTGGACCTTCATGGCAAGACAGATGGCAAATAATGGCCAGTGGTTTGATCACGAAGCTCTTATTGGTATATTGCATACATTTTACCAAAAAGAAGGATTTCGTATGAAATTCATAGGACCAGAATACTGTGTTTGGCCCGGAGAAGAACAAGAAAATTCTATTATTGTCATGGGCCTAGCAGATGTAGAATCTAAAAAAGAAGCATTAAAGAAATTAGGAATGAGTGAGGATTTAATAGCATGGCAGAGCCCAGGTACAAAGTAAGAGCTATTGGTGCACCATTTGAAATACAACATTCATCCTGCTCTAATTTAAAACCAAGTAATTTTAATTGGACAACAGAAAAGTCTGAATATGATGTTCATATCGACCGTGGTATGATGCAACAACCAGATTTTTCTATATCTAAAGAAAAAAGATATGGATGGGTCTGTGAGTCTAGCTGTATAATACCAGATGTTTATAATTTTTTAATTCATAACCATAAAGTATTATTTGAAAATTATTATAATAAAATTTTTACATGCGATCAATCTTTATTAAATTTAAATACTAATTTTATTTATTGTCCTGTTGGCAGTAATTACCCATGGATTCCAAAAGATCAATGGGGCATACACCCAAAAAATAAACTGTGTTCTATGTTTTGTTCTCCTAAACTCAAAACAGAAGGTCATGTGTATCGCCATCAAATTGCTAGACTAGCTTTAGATAATGAATTTGATGTATTTGGTGGAGCACACGAAACACCAAGAACAGTGGTAGATCCAAGAAATCCTTGGAATACCAAAATAGATGGTGTTAAAGATTATATGTTCAGCATAGTAATTGAAAATGGGATTTATGATTCTTATTGGACAGAAAAAATAACAGATTGTTTTGCAACTGGAACTATTCCTGTATATTCTGGTACAAAAAAAGTACTTGACTTTTTTGATGGAGATGGTATAATATTCTTAGAATCTGGCAAAGAACAAGAAATTTTACAAAGCCTTTCAAAGGAATTCTATACATTAAAAATGGCAGCAATTAAAAATAACTTTGATGCTGTTAATAAAATTAAATTAGCAGATGATTGGTTGTTTGATGAAATTATAAAATGAAACCACTTGTACTAAATGCCGATTATTTGATATCTCCGGATTCTTTACCAGATTTATCTGAATCTTATGAGATTCATTTTACTAGATTTGGTAAAAATGCCAGACCAGGTGGACCAGTTCAATTTTATTCTGATGCAAAATATAAAATTTTTATTAATATAAATGAACCAACAACATCAGCTTGGGTTGAGCAAGCTGATCATGTTTTGGCAAATCAATACCATTACACTAAGATTATTACTTCTAATCCCAAAATTTTAGATAACTGTAAACATGCAGTAAAACAACCTTATGGTACAACATGGTTGAATAAATCAACACATCATCCGGATTCTATTGGTGTATTTACAGAAGATCTGGGACAATTACCAAAAGAAAATAGTGTAAGCATGGTATGTGGTTCATTAACTGGCAAACAGGGTTATAATATTCGCCATACTATTTGGAATAATAAACAAAAAATTCAGGCAAAATTAAATTTTTATTCTTCAACTCGTTTTCCTATACCAAATACACCAACATTACCAAATGATAATAAAATTAATTTATTTAATTCTATGTATTCTGTAGTTGTGGAAAGTTCAAGTGAACCAAATTACTTTACAGAAAAATTAATTGATTGTTTAATTACAAAAACTATTCCTATTTATTGGGGATGCCCAAATGTATCCGAATACTTTGATACTACTTATTGGATAAATCCAGAAAATGTTTTAATGTTTAATTATACTCAAGATTATTATTATAACAATCTAGATAAGATTAATAATAACTTTGAAAAGGCAAAAAACTATTGTAAGCCTCTTATAGATAGAATAGTGGAGTGTTAATATTATGATGGTACAAATAACCATAACTAGAGACGAATTATTTTTAATACAAGAATTGATACCACAATGGCAAAAATATGCCGATGGTTTTGTTTTCATGGTCGATTCGTGTTCCGATGGAACCTATGAATATTTAATGGACAATAAAAAGGCATTTAATATTTTAAATGTTATACCAAGTGGTATGAATCGTGATGATATAACAACAAATATTGAATCTGAAGTACGACAACGTTTATATGATGAAGCATTCAAACATACTGGAAATATTCTTTGTTTAGATACAGACGAATATTTTGATGGTTCAATGAGTAAAAATGAATTACAAGAAATAATGAATGCAAATAAAGACACTTTAATTCATACTCAATGGATTCAATATACAGATAAAAATCAAATAAGAATAGATGGTCCTTGGAGACAGAACTATAAAGACAGAATTGGTAGTTATGGTAAAAAAGGGGTCTTTAAAACAGCTCAAATGCATTCAGAACATTTACCGGTTCCAGAGAAACAAGGTGTAATCAGTCCACCAAATTTGTTTATTTCTCATTTACAATGGTTATGCAAAAAAACTGTTGCAGTTAAACAATATTATTGGAAAATATGCGATCATGTAAATAGAATAAAATTTGGTATTGATACTATACCGGCAAGTGCATATGATGCTTCTGTTAATAATTTTAATTGGAACTATGCTTCATTTGAGTTTCCTTTAAAAGTAGATCCAAAAATTTATGATAAAAATGATATTAAAAATAGTTACAAATTTAAATACATAAAAGAAAATATAGAAAAATATAATATTCCTAATCTTAATGATTGGGGAATGGAAATTCATTAATATGGACATGCAAGATATTTTAAAACAAGTAGAACAGTTTATCAATGAAAAACACGCAGCAAAGAAATGGGTTGCTGGTAAAGATTGGGTACAATATGCTGGTCCATATTTTGATACCGAAGAATATACGGAATCTATAAAGACCATGCTAGAAGGCTGGTTAGTTCTTGGAGAAAATGGTATTCGTTTTGAACAAATCTTTCCTCGTTTAGTAAATAAAAATTTTGGTATTCTAACAAATAGTGGTAGTAGTTCGAATCTGCTAATGATGTCGGCATTAACATCCAAAAGACTTACCAATTTTCCCAAGGGAACAAAAGTAATTACTCCTATTGCTGGATTTCCAACGACGATTAATCCTATTTTTCAAGTAGGTTTTGAACCAGTATTTGTTGATATAGATCTAGACACACTGAATCTCAATCTAGATCAAGTAGAACAACGAGCCAAAGAGGGATGTAAAATAATTACTTTTGCTCACGTGTTGGGTAATCCTCCAAATATGGATCGTCTTATGGAAATCATAAACGAATATGGTTTGATCTTATTAGAGGATTGTTGTGATGCTTTGGGCTCGACTTATAAAGGAAAACCATTAGGAAGTTTTGGAGAATTTGCAAGTTTTTCTTTCTACCCTGCTCACCATATCACAATGGGCGAAGGTGGATTTATTGCATGTAATACTGCACACCAAGAAAAGATAACAAGAAGCTTTAGAGAATGGGGAAGAGGTTGCTATTGTGTTGGTCAAAAAGCTAATTTATTAAAAAATGGTATGTGTAAATCTCGGTTTTCTAATTGGCTTCCGGCTTTACCCGACGAAATCTTCGATCACAAGTATGTCTATGATGAAATTGGCTACAATCTTAAACCAACGGACTCACAAGCAGCTATGGGTCTTGCTCAAATAAAGAAGTTACCAAAGATTATTAAAATGAGAAATAATAATCACGCAAGACTATCCCAAATATTTTCTAAATATCAAGAATATTTGATACTACCAAAAGCGACCGAGGGAGCAGATCCTGCTTGGTTTGCATTTGCGATAACTATTAAAGATGGTGTTCCTTTTAAGAGAAAGGATATCGTAGATCACTTTGAAAACAACAAAATTCAAACCAGACCGTACTTTGCTGGTAATATTATGTTACAACCAGCATATACCGGAATGATGGATCCCAATGAAGTAATTAATAAGTATCCAAATGCAAGAAAAGTAACAACAGATACTTTCTTCTTAGGCACTAGTCCAGTTATAACTACAGAACAATTAGATTATATTGAACAAATAGCAGAAAGCTTTTTTAAGAAAATATAAAAATGAATAAAAAAGTATTAATAATAACTGGAACTACAGATACTCTTCGCAGTGATCAAGAGACTGATAATACTATGGAAGAAGTATTTGATTTAACACTACCATCAAAACAAAGATATACAAAGAAATACGGTTACGATCTTCTTGCACTGCGTTCTTTTGGTGTCCATAAAGATGGTATATTTCAAGCTAAACATCTTGGATTTTTAAGAGCACTTCGTTCATTTGAAATGTTGCAGTATTATGATACTGTTATGTGGATAGATGCAGATACATTAATAACAAACGATACTTATAAGATTGAAGATTTTATAGACGATACTTCTTTACTTTCCATTTCTTGGGATTGGAATGACAAAAGAAGTTTTAGTACTGGTAATTTTGTATTACAAAATAAAAATAATACTTCTGATTTTTTTCATATGTTTAATCTTATAGGAAAAGCTGTTATTGAAAATAATCAATGGGGCGAAGAACAAGCTACTTTTAATTTAATTTATCAAAATACGACATTTAAAAATAATATTAAAATACTAGAACATAAATTTTTAAATTCTATACCTTCTAAACAGATGTTTAGAGGAATATGGGATGGAAGATCAGATCCGATTGCTCCATGGACGCCTGAATCTTTTTTGGTTCATATTACTGGAGTTCCGAATAAAAATAGAATAGATGTATTAAAAAATAGTTTTGGTCAATATTTATGAACGATAAAATACAATTAAAAAATATAACAATAGTTTGCATAGATGGTGTTAATCCGGATATTGGATTGAAGGCATTAAAATACAGCATGAAACATATAGAGTTTGGAAATGCCAAATTAATCTCTCATATAAAACCAGAAAATATACCAAATAATATACAATTTGTGCAAATTGATAAATTATCTCATGACAGCTATAGTCCGTTCATGTTACATGAATTACATAAACATATTGATACTGATTTTTGTCTCACCATTCATGATGATGGTTTTGTAATCAATCCTCAATTATGGGATGATAATTTTTTAAATTATGATTATATTGGTGCACCATGGATTCATACGGTTCAATATTATGGCCCAAAATACAGAGTTGGAAATGGTGGATTTAGTTTAAGAAGTAAAAAATTAATCAATTTATGTAAAAATATCCAAAGTCCTGGGCACGAGGATGCAAGTATTTGTATTAGAAATAGAGACCTTTTAGAAAACTATGGTTGCAAATTTGCACCAGTAGAAGTTGCTATGAAATTTTCACTAGAAGAACAAATACCAGAATGCCCTTTTGATTTGAATCTTTGTTTTGGTTTTCATGGAAGAGGTACTTCTACATTACGATCAAAAGAAGATAACCAACAGATGTTGGATAGAATTCAATTATTAGAAACAATAGAACTATAAAATATGGACTATAAAATATGGGTTATATAACTAAACTAGAATTAGGAACAGATTGTGGTTTTGGTTCACAAATGTCACAATATGCATCTTTATATGCCATTGGAAAGTTGAGCAAAAACCAACCAATCCTAATAAAAGAAAACTTTGATAATACTATATTTGGATTGTTAATACATGATCCATTTAAAACAAAACCAAAAATAATTTCAATACATGATTTAAAAGATCAAATATTTTACAATATAGTTCCAGAACTGCCTTCTGGTATATTAATAGGAGAAATAGATAAAAAATTATATGATCTTTCGCCTAAAAATAATTATGTGGTAAGAGGAGATCTTGGTTTTTTTAAGTACTTTGATTTTTTAAAAAATGATATTTTAGAAATGTATACATTTACAGATGAAATACAAAAAAAATCTAATAAATATCTACAACAACACAATCAAGATCAAGAAATAACGGTTTCTATTGGATTCAGAAGAGATGATGGTGGAGGAGCATCGTTAGTATTATCTTTGGATTATTATTATGCCGCAATAAAAAAAATAAAAGAACTAATACCAAACAAAAAACTTAAATTTTTTATCTTCTCTGGTGCTCCTTCAGATTCTCATAATGGTTGGGAATGGGTAAAATCCAACTTAAAATTAGACAATGTTGTTTATGCTGAAAATTTATCAAAGTATGAACAAATGTGTTTGATGACTTTGTGTGATCATAATATCATAGCAAATAGTAGTTTTCATTGGTGGGGAGCATATTTAAATCAAAATGAGAATAAAAAAGTTATTTGCCCATATAATTACTTAGATGATCATAGATTTAATTATATTAATGGCAAGTATTTTCCAAATGAATGGATTGCTATTCACCAAAAATAACATAAAAGAATAAATTATGAAACAAAAAATAAATATTTTTGGTGGAACTGGATTTATTGGATCTTATTTTTGTAAAAAATATCATGATCAAATTATTAAAAATGAAAAAAATGATTATCATCCAACAACTGATAATATATTATACTTAATTAGTACTGTAGACAATTATAATATTCATAACAATCTGCACATTGATATCGATACCAATTTAAAAGTATTGATGAATGTATTAGAAAATATTCCAAAAAATACAAATACTGTATTTAATTTTGTTAGCTCTTGGTTTGTATATGGTCAGAACAATGAAATACCATTCAAAGAAGACACATCTAAATGCAATCCAACTGGATTTTATTCAATAACAAAGTATTGTGCAGAACAACTACTGATATCCTTTTGCCAGACTTTTAATATAAAATATAGAATTTTTAGATTAGCAAATGTATTAGGAGAAGGCGATTTAAAAATTTCAAAAAAGAAAAATGCTTTACAATATTTAATAAAACAAATAACCGAAAATAAAGATATAGAATTGTATTATGGTGGAAAAGTATTAAGAGATTACATATACGTGGATGACGTATGTTCAGCAATAAAGTGTTGCATGGAAAACGCACCAACTAATGAAATTATTAATATAGGTAGTGGCGAGCCACACATGTTTGGGGATCTTGTACAGAAAGCTATAAATTATGCTGGTTCTTCCTCAAAAATATTAGATATACAACCAACACAATTTCATAACATTGTTCAAGTAAGACATTCATATCTGGACACAAAAAAATTAAAATCATATGGTCATATTAATGAATTTTCTATAGAAAATATCATACATAAATTAGTTGACTTTTATAAAAATAGTGGTAATATAAAGAATCAATAATGAAAATTGCTTATATTTTTCACGGCCATTCAAGAACATGGAATCAATGTTATCAGAATTTTTTTAATAACGTTTTTTCTATTGCTCCAGGTGATATTTTTATACACACTTGGGATAGGGTAAATTCTAAAAGTGGTTCTCATTGGAACGGCTGGGAAGAACAAGTAAGTCAAAAACTAGAAGAAGAATCTTCAAAAATCTTAGATCTTGGTGGTATAATAAAAGCTTATAACCCAAAACATATAACAGTAGAAACTGATACTGGAGTTGATCATTTAAAAGAAAAATATAAAAAACAAATACCAAATCCCCATCTAGGGGCAAAAAGAATGTTAGAAAGTTGTTTAAAATGTTTCAATACAGCAAAACAACATGAAAATTATGATGTGTATTTTTCTACAAGATTGGATATTAATTATCTCTCTAAACTAAATATAGAAGAACTACACAGCAAAAAATTAATTATACCCAAAACTGTATATGATGGTACACATCCTTACATTTTTGATATTTGGTCTGTTGGAAACGAATCTCAATTCAATATAAAAACAAAATTTTATGATGCTATTGATAATTATTGGTATTATGCTACCGACAATTTTCATTCATACATTTATGAACAAGCGTTAAAGAAATACTATAACGATAATAACATAGAAACACAAACTTCAAATTTGCAATATTGTGCGCCCAGAATAATAGGAGAACCAACTTTTTGGTAAAAATATGAAAATAGTATATGTAACAGGTTGTTTAGGTTTTATAGGATCTTATATAACTAGATTATGTCTAGAAAAGGGTTGGTATGTAAAGGGAGTTGATAAAATGACCTATGCGGCCAATGATGAACTTCTAGAAGAATTCAAACAATACAAAAATTTTTCTTTTGTTCATTGCGATATTAATGATTTAAAGTTTTTATATGATTGCGATTATATCATTAATACCGCAGCAGAAACGCATGTAGGCAATTCTATAGCTAATAGTGATGATTTTGTTCACTCAAATATAAATGGAGTTCATAATCTTTTAAATTTAATAAAAAATTATAGACAAGAAAATTCTATAATTCCAACATTAATACATTTAAGCACAGATGAAGTTTATGGTGATGTTGAAAACGGAGCCCACAAAGAAACAGACATTTTAAAACCATCAAATCCATATTCTGCCACAAAAGCTGCAGCAGATATGTTGGTTTTGGCTTGGTCTAGAACATATAAAGTTTCTTATGTTATTGTAAGACCAACAAATAATTATGGTATAGGACAATATACAGAAAAACTTATACCAAAAACATGTAAATATTTAAATTTAAAAAGAAAAATTCCTCTTCATAATAGAGGCACACCAGTAAGAAATTGGTTACATGCTTCTGATACCGCTAATGCTATTATAAAAATAATAGAAAGTGGTGTCAAAAATGAGATATACAATATTGCCGGTGGATTTGAACAATCTAATATTGAAACTGTGAAAAAAATAATCTCAGTAGTATTAAACGCTAATGAATTTGATATAGAAAATTATGTAGATATGTCCTATCATAGAGTAGGACAGGATGTTAGGTATGCATTAGACGACAGTAAGTTAAGAACATTGGGGTGGGCTCCTGAAAAAATATTTAATGTAGAAATAGAAAATATCGTAAAATACTATAAAAATAAATTTATCTGGTAAAAAAATATGAACAACCAAATTTTTAAAAATCTTTTTGTTTTGGAACTAGCAAATAATCATTGGGGCTCGCTTAAACGTGGTAAACAAATAATAAAACAATTTGCAAAGATTGTTAAAAATAATAACATTAAAGCAGCAATTAAATTGCAGTTTAGAGATGTGGATACTTTTATTCATAAAAATTTTAAACCAACAGAAAAGAATGTAGATCTAGCTTCACTACCAAAAAGATCTAGATATATTCAAAAAACTACAAAAACAAAATTATCATATAATGAATTCAAAGAACTTGTCGAATATATTAAAAAACATGATTGTATTCCTATGTCAACGCCTTTTGATGAAAAGTCGGTTGATTGGTGTGTTGATTTAAATTTGCCTATAATTAAAATAGCTAGTTCCGATATTAATGATTGGTTATTAATTAAGAAAATTGCTTCCACAAAAAAACCAGTTATTATATCAACTGGTGGAGCAAATGATAAGCAAATAGATGATGTTGTAAGATATTTTTGCAATAGAAATATTCCTATTTCAATTAATCATTGTGTTTCAAAGTATCCCAGTGAAGATAATGAACTTGAATTAAATCAAATAGATTATTTAAAATCAAAATATCCAAATTTGGTAATAGGATTATCCACTCACGAATATTATGATTGGCATTCTTCAATGTTAATTTCTTATGCTAAAGGAGCAAGAACATGGGAACGTCATATAGATATACCATACCCAGAAGGCCACGAACAAAAAGAAGTATCGGCGTATTGTACTTTACCACAGCAAGCAGATGAATGGTTTAAAGCTTTTAATAAAGCAGTAGAAATGTGTGGTACTTCTTCAAAAACTAGGCGAATAGTTGATGAAAAAGAGTCTGATTATTTGCAATCTTTATATCGTGGTTTATATTTAAAAAATAATATAAAAAAGGGTCAAAAAATTACAATAGATGATCTATACGCAGCAGTGCCTTATCAAAAAGAAATAGGCCACGTATCTTCTCGTGATTTCATAGAAGATGATGCAATAGCATTAAAGAACTTAAAAAAAGATGCACCTCTAACAAGAGATGATATTTAAATTATGAAACTTTCTGATTTTGTTTTTCAATTTATAGCAGAAAAAGATATAGATACGGTTTTTACCGTGTCTGGCGGCGGGTGTATGCATTTGACGGATTCTCTTGGTAAAAATAAAAATATAAAATATATTTGTAATCATCATGAGCAAGCATGTGCAATTGCAGCAGAAGGATACGCCAGAGTAGCAAACAAACCTGGATGTGTTTTAGTAACTACAGGCCCTGGTGGAACAAACACTTTAACTGGAATATTATGTGCGTATCAAGATTCTATTCCTATAATTGTTATTTCCGGCCAAGTACCTTCAGACCAATTATCAAAAGGCACAGGGTGCAGGCAAATCGGCCAACAAGAATTTAATATAATTGATACTATTAAAACAATGACCAAGTATGCGGTAGTTGTAAAGGATAAAAATACAATATTATATCATTTACAAAAAGCATATCATATGGCAACTACTGGTAGACCGGGACCGGTTTGGATTGATATACCACTAGACATACAAAGCAGTGATGTAAATATCGATACATTAAAAAAATTCATACCAAATAAAAACAAAAATTTATTAAATTTTTATTATTTTAATAAATTACAAAAATTACTAAAAAATAGTAAAAAGCCAATGGTTGTTGTTGGTGGTGGTATTCGAGCATCAAATACCGTAGATAAATTAAAAGAATTTTTGAACAAGACAAAAATTCCTGTAATGTCTGGCCCCCATTCCGCTGTAGACACCATTAATACAGACTACGAGTATTACGCAGGAAGATTTGGTCTTCTTGGGCAATACACATCCAATCATATTATACAAGAAAGTGATTTAATAATATGTTTAGGTTCTAGGTTAAATCCTAAAATGATAGGATATGACGCAAAAAAGTTTGCTCCAAAAGCTAAAAAAATAATAATAGACGTCGATAAGAACGAAATAAATAAATTAAAATTTAAAAAAATAGGATGGAATATAGATCTTAATCAGTTTTTTGACTATGTTAATCCAAAAATAGTTGCACCAAAAATATTAAATTGGCACGACGAAATAAAAACAAAAAGAGCAAAAGAAAAATTAGTACTGGATAAGCATGAAAATTTAAAAACTCATGTTAGTACATACGTATTTTCTAAAAAATTAGAAAACACATTAAACGAAGAATCAATAATAGTTACAAGTGATGGAACAGCTCATGTGATACCTTTGAAAACTATAAATTTAAAAAATAAACAAAGACTCTTTAGTAACGAAGGAACTGCCCCTATGGGATATGGTCTTCCTGCAGCAATAGGTGCATATTATGGCAGCAAAAAACCAATAATTTGCATAGAAGGTGACGGCAGTATAATGATGAATCTTCAAGAATTAGAAACCGTCAAATATAATAAAATACCATTAAAATTATTTATTATTAATAATCAGGGATATCTTTCTATTAAACTCACTCAAAATTCCTTTTTTAAAGGACATTATGTTGCATCGGAATTTTCGTCCGGCGTTTCTATTCCTTCTTTTAAAGACATTGCAAAAGTTTTTGGATTTAAGTATGTTGCTATACAAAGTAATGAAGAAATAGATTCCTCGTTAAGTGTAATTTTCAATGAAAGTAATCCAACAATAATAGAAGTTTTTACCGACCCTAACGAACAACACGAACCAAAAGTTATTTCTAAAGGTATAGATAAGAATGGCAAAATAATACCAGGTGAATTAACAAACATGAATACGAAAGATATAAATTTATGAAATATTTTGTAAAAACAAATCAACATAATTCTTTTTATGATAAAAATTTAACATTAACAGAACTTGCTAACAAATTTGAAACAGATAAAGGCACAGCAGACACAAGTACACTGTCTTGGGGCGAACATTGGCCAGAATATGATTGTATGGGTTACACGACAACTTATACAAAGTACATGGAACCTCACAGAAAAGAAAAAATAAAACTTCTTGAAATAGGCATATGTGATAAAAGATTTTCATATGCTTCATCAAAAATGTGGTTATCTTATTTTAAAGATATTGATTTATATTGTATTGATAATTTTTGGGGTTCTTATTTGGATAAAAAGACACAAGAAATAAAACAACTAAATTCTTGGGGTGTCAATTTTATATACGCCGATCAGGGAAATTTTTCTGATTGGGACGAATTGAAACAAATATGTCCAAATGATTTTGATTTTATTATAGAAGATGGCAGTCATTGGCCAAACCATATGGCAGTATCTCTCTGGCAAAGTAGAAACATGCTAAAATCCGGTGGTTATTATTTCATGGAAGATTTACAAAATCCAAGCACTGCTCGTGGTAAATTTAAATATGACAATTCATTACTAGCTGAAGATTTATTAAATGTTCAAAAAACTGGTGCATTCAAAACTCATTTCTTAAATGATAAACAGAATTCAGAAGTAAATAATGAATTTGAATTGGTAGATATGGTTTTAGATAGAAAATCAATTAATTATCTAGTTACTTTTAGAAAGAAATAAATGAATATATTAATAACAGGTGGAAATGGTTATATTGCCAAAAGTCTTTATTCTCATCTAAAAGATAAACACCAAATAACTACAATAACCAGACAAAATTTTAATTTAACAAATTATGATGCGGTATGTGAATGGTTTCATGAACGTTATTTTGATGTTGTAATCCACACAGCAATCGTTGGTGGTAGTAGATTAAAAGCAGAAGATCAGACAGTATTAAATGAAAATTTAATAATGTATAATAATCTACTTGCAAACAAACACTACTTTAACAAATTTATATCTTTTGGTTCTGGTGCAGAAACTTTTCAACCAGATACTCCATATGGTATTAGTAAAAATCAAATTGCAAACTCTATAAGAAACACTGAAAAATTTTATAATTTAAGAATTTTTGGAGTATTTGATGAAAATGAGCTAGCTACCAGATTTATTAGATCAAATCTACAAAGATATATTCGCAGAGAGTCTATGATAATTCATACAGATAAAATAATGGATTTTTTTTATATGAAAGATTTAATATCTTTGGTTGATTATTATATCACCAATGACGGAACAAAAGAAATTAATTGTTCTTACGAGTACAAATATACCCTGTCAAACATTGCTAATATTATTAATCAATCAAGCACCTATACAGTTCCGATTGTTATAGAAAATAAAGGCAAATTAGACTTTTATTGTGGTGAATACTCCGAGTTGCCAATCAAAACTGTAGGAATGGTAACAGGAATAAAAAATACATTTGAAATATTAAGAGACTCAATTAATCTAATATAAATATTAGTGGAGATTTAAATAATGCCTAAATTATGCTTGTCAATGATTGTAAAGAATGAAACTCACATTATCAAAGAGTGCTTAGATACTATTTCAAAATATGTTGATTATTGGGTTATTGTGGATACCGGTTCTACAGACGGTACTCAAGATCTAATTCGTTCTTACTTTGCAGAGAAGGGCATTCCAGGCGAACTACACGAACGTCCATGGGTGGGATTTGGTCATAACAGATCTGAAGCTCTAACCTTGTGTGACGGCAAAGCAGACTGGGCTTGGATGATTGACGCAGACGATTATATTGAAGGCAAGTTTGAAATGCCTCTCAATGTTCCTGATGAATTGGACGCGTTTGCTTTAAAGTTCCAGAGACAAGACTTTGTTTGGTGGAGAACGCAAATCTTCCGTACAGGTCGTGGTTGGAAGTACGTTGGTATTCTTCACGAATACCCAACAACCGAAAATCAACAACCAAAAATAACCAAGATTGAAGGTGAATACGCAATCGTTGCCAGAACTATGGGTTCACGTAATTTAAATATTACACCTGTAGAAAAGTATAAGAAGGACGCAGAGCTTTTAGAAAAAGCTCTGATAGACGAACCAGACAATATCCGATACCAATTTTATCTTGCTCAAAGCTATTTTGATTCACAACAATGGGAAAAGGCAGAAGCAGCGTACATTAAACGAGTCCAGATGGGTGGTTGGGAAGAAGAACAGTTTTATTCTGCCTACCGTATAGGAATGTGCCGTGGCTTACAAAATAAGTCTTGGTTGGAAATTCAACAAGCATTTTTGGAAGCGTGGGAATTACGACCTTCACGTGCAGAACCACTACATCAAATTGCCAGAGTGTACCGTTTAATGGACCATCCTCGTTTAGCGTTCTTATACGCCAAGATGGCAGCAGATATTCCGTTTCCGTCTGACGACATCTTGTTCGTGTCACAAGACGTTTACAAATATGGAATTTTAGATGAAATAGGTTCAACTGCGTTCTACGCTGGCAAGCCGCATATGGGGTATGCTGCTTGCAAGAAACTGCTGACAGAAAACCGTTTACCAGAAGATCAGGTGGATCGGGTTCAAAACAATTTAAATCAATATTTGAAGTTTTTTGAAGATACCAAACAAATGCACGTGATAGAACAGATGAACGAACAAGTTCAAAAACAAAGCGAAAAACGGGACCATAAACCGGCTAATTTTCCAGCCCAACTACCAAAACGCAAGTTTAAAGACCGAAAAGTTGCCAGCAGATAATTAATATATAATTGTATGGCAGCACAATATGATCTTGAAATAAATAAAAATTGTAATTTAAACGCCTGGATACAGTATCTTACTGACAGCGATGTTGGTGTGGATCTCAGTTCTTATACTGCAGAAATGAGAATTGAACGGTATAGATCAGCTAGTTATCCATTAGTTTTTGCCACACCAAATGGTGTAACTTATGGTTATACCGGAGCAAGTTCTGTTGGAACTGGCGCAGAATTCGGTGGTATTAATTTAAATACTAATTATAACGGAACCCCAACAGATGGCGGAATTTTAATTCAATTAGATAAAGCCACAACGAATTCATTACCTACTGGAAAATTATTTTACGATTTAAAACTTCTTATAGGCGTTACTTATTGCGAAAAATTACTTGAAGGCAGAATTCAAGTTAATCCGGATTAATTTATTTTAAATGAAACTTAAAATTGCTCAACCTCAAAAAACACTTAAAGCAGAATTAAAACAATATTTTGCAGAAAATGTGTATTTTTTTTATATAAAAAACATAACTAAAAATTTGATGATATCTGCAAAAATACCATTTCCTGAGTACATATATCCAGAACCTGCTATTTATCCGTATTCATTAGAACCAACGCTTTCTAGAGAAGAAAGACAAAGAATACTTGAAGATACCGAGGTTTATGCAATTGATCCAGACAGTGGTGAAATAGTAATTATTGATAAGTCGTAATGTTATGAAAATAAAAATCATACAACATGAACTGGTGGTTTCACCTAAAATCAAAAAACTAAATTATAGTGATGTTTATATAATAAAAATTAAAAAAAAATAAAGTATAAAATTTTACTTGTTTCTGGTGGTTTAATAAATCCAAATAAGGCATTGGGCGATCGGTATATTCCTAAAGGCGTACAAGCTAGTTACGGAACTTATACAGATAAAATCCAGTTAAATTGGAACACAGTCAGTGGTGTTAACGGTTATTATATTTACCGAGACAGTGCTCTAATAGGATCGACCACAACAAATTATTTTAATGATACAGACTCTTTATACGGAAAATTGTTCACTTATAACATCCGATCTTTTGTTAATGATAGCGGTAATATCATTACAACCCGTAACAGTGCTTCTGTTCAAGGTTGGAAAAAATTAATACCACCAACAAATTTAACAGTTTCTGATGGAGTATATACAGATAAAATAGTATTAACTTGGAGCAGTGTTAGTGGTGCAACTGCTTATAATCTGTATCGTTACAATGATTCGGATCCATCACCAGTTCTAACTTATTTTACTTCTACAGTAAACACTTCTTATAATGATACGGGAGTTTCATACGGAACACGCTATTATTACGCGGTCAAAGCTTCTTGTTCTTTGGGAGACAGCGAATTTAGCGATTCTGTTATTGGTAGTTTGGATAGCACTATACCTGATGCTCCTTTAAGTGTTGCCGCCAGTGATGGAGCGTATACAGATAAAATAAAAATATTATGGTCGTCCACACCAAGAGCAACAAATTACAATATTTATCGTGAACTGAATAATACTACCACCAGAATAAATTCTGGTGTTCAAGGTATTAGTTTTGAAGACACTACTGCGTTATCTGGTATAACTTATAATTACTCTATAAGTGCGTCTAATCTTGCTGGAGAAGGTCCTGTAAGCGGTAAAGATTCTGGTTGGGTAAAATTAAATATACCAACCGGACTAGTGGCATCTGATCGCACATATACTGATAGAATTAATATTTCTTGGAATGCGGTTCAGGGAGCAACCGCTTACAAGCTTTTTAAAGATACTAATTTATTGACTACAACAACCAACACACAATATGACGATACTTCCGTTGTGTTTGGTCAAAATTACAGGTATTCGGTTAAAGCTTCTTCTGCTCTGGGAGACAGTGATATTAGTGTGGAAGACGAAGGCACGGTAGCACAGCCTGTGCCGTCTAGTATTGTTACTGGTGTAACAGCAAGTAATGCTTTATACACAGACAAAATTATAGTTACGTGGAATGCTGTTTCTCCTAGTGGAATAAGTGGTTATAATATTTACAGAAACTCTGCTTACAATCAAAAAATTGATATAAACCCGTCGAGTCCTTCCACTTATTCTATAGAAGATACTGCTATAACTCCTGGTGTTCTGTACGGTTATTCTGTGAAAATATACAACAGAGCAGGAGAAGGACCGGTCAGTAGTGGTGCAACAGGATGGGCTAAACTAGCAGCTCCCGAAACATTACACGCGTCTGATGCTCTATTTTCTGATCGAGTCAGATTAAATTGGGCATCAGTTAATGGCGCAACACTTTATAAAATGTTTAGGGGAACTCCTACGTTAAGTTTGTTGGATACTACTACAAACACTACTTACGATGACTTCAGTGCTGTATTCGGCCAAACTTACACGTATGCCATAAAAGCGTCTTGTACTTTAGGAGACAGCGATTTCAGTCCAGAAGATTTTGGTTCTTTGTCTGCATCACCATTAGTACCACCAGAAGCGTTTGTGACTAATATTAGTGCTTCTAGTGGTGTGTGGCCCGATCGAATTATTTTGAGTTGGAAGGCTGTAGACGGAATAAGCGGTTACAATGTTTACAGAGATTCTTCGTATAGAGGAAACGTAACCAATACTTCTTTTGTTGATTTTTCAATAAATCCTGGCGTACTTTACGAATACAAAGTGAATGTTACAAATCTAGCAGGAGAAGGCCCGTTAAGTTCTGGAGTTACAGGTTGGGCCACAATAATTGCTCCTACAGCTTTTAGTGCTTCTGATGATGCTTATGATGACAGAATACGTTTAAACTGGAATACAGTTTCTGGAGCAACTGCGTATAAAATTTATAAAGGCTCTCCACTAGAACTTTTAGACGTAACAACAAACAGTGAATACGACGATTTTACTCCCACCTTCGGTCAAGTTTACAATTACGGTGTTGCTGCATCATGTGCTTTGGTGGACACTAGTATCGTGACTGATACCGGAACGGTTGCACAACCAGTTCCTGCAACACCTACCGGAGTAAATGCAACTGATGGTACTTTTACAGACAAAATTCAAATTACATGGAATTCTGTTCCCGGAGTAAGTGGATACCGAGTAAACAGAAACGGTTCTCAAATAGGTGGTACAGTAATAACCACATTTGATGATACCAGTGCTGGTGCAGGAATATCCTTTAATTATTCGGTAGTTGCATTTAATAAACGTACATCAGGCCCAACAAGCGGAATAGATTACGGGTTTAGAGGTATAGCAACTCCCACAGATTTTGCTGCTTCAGACGCTCAGTTTACTGATAGAGTACGATTGTCGTGGTCTGGAATCAATGGAGCAACCGCTTACTTTGTTTATAAAGGCGACGCACTACAATCTCTTATAGGATCTACTGTTGGAACAGAATTCTACGATCTATCAGTAACTGCTGGTCAGGTTTATAATTACGCAGTAAAACCTTCATGTTTATTACAAACCGGTCAAACCAGTAACTCGGATACTGGTTATCTCATACTTCCTCCACCAACCGGAGTTTCTGCTAGCGATAAAACTTTTGATGACAGAATAAGAACAATTTGGAATGCTGTTTCTGGAGCTAGTGGTTATAAAGTTTATAGAAATTCAGAAACAAGTTCTGTGATTGTTGGTACTACAATTGGAACTTTATTTGACGATTACTCTGCAATTGCGGGAGTTTCTTATAATATATTTGTTACTTCTTTCAATAAGGTTCCATCAGGAACTAATGAAAGCCTTCCAAGTAATTCTGATTTTGGTTCTGTTGGATTGACTGCTAGTATTTACGTTTCTACTGGAGGAAGTGATAATAATACAGGAAAATTACCAATCGATGGATTGACAGGTGGCCCGGTTGCTACTTTAACTAAAGCAGTACAACTGGCAACAGGTTATACTGGTCCTGAACAATTTATACAAATTATTTTAAGAGGCGGAATTTACAAAATTTTGGGAACACCTTTAAACCCTGCTCTTTATTTGGAAGGCGTTACAAAGAGCATAACCTTTAAAAACTATAACTCAGAAACTGTTATAATATCTGGTTCTGAAGACGTTCCTTATAGCAGATTTTCTTTATTAAATTCTACAGATTCTAATTGGAATAGATTTAAACCAGAAGTTACCAATAATATTTACGTGGCAGACGTTTCTGATTTTGATCTAGGTGTTTTCCCAACAAATTGGAGAGGCAAAAGAGTAACAGGAGGAGATAATGGAACAATACCAGATTTTCCTGGTGTTCCTTGGCTGGTTTATAATAATCAGATAATGACTCTAGCAAGATGGCCAAACAAAACAGGAATTACCAGCAGTGGTTATTCTTATTCAGAATGTGCCACAATTTCAAATTCGCCAAACAGTATTATTAGTACAGCTCCTTATGATTACAATATTTTTAAATATCGTTACGAATACGATACCACAATACAGCGTTGGGTGAATAATGGAGCAATAGCCAGTGGTGCTTGGATTAATATATTTGGTTATTACGATTGGGTAAGCGAAACAGTAAAGGTTGCGGGAATTACTCTAAGCAGTGCAGTGAATTCTGGTTTTACAGCAGCTATAAAACTAGACATGAGAACTTCTGCTTACGGTGTACAAAATAATAGTCTTTGTAATGGAGGTATAACATACACCAATCAAACACCAAGGCGTTGGTTTATACAAAATATAATAGACGAATTGGATGCTCCGGGCGAATACTATATCGATAGAAACAATAAAAAATTATATTTCTATCCACCAACACCAATTGGAGCAACTTCTTCTGTTCTGTTAACACACAGAGCAACTTACGGCCCTGCTGCACTAGAAGCAGATCAACCTTTAAAGATGACTTACGAACGGGGCTATAATTCGTCCAGTGGTAGTGCTGTTTATAACGCTGCTGTAGGAAATACTTTTGGTTATTATCCTTATGAAGGCTGGACTGGTTCTTATATAAAGAATGTAGGTTACTCTAATTCTGGTGGATTATTTCAATCAAGATATCCGTGGAACACTGTGGCAACAATAGATTCTATGTTTAAATTTTACAAAACTAAAAATGTAAATATAAACGGATTGATATTTAAAAATTGTTCTGGTAGTGCAATAAAATTAGAATTGTGCGAAAACGTAACCGTTAAAAATTGTTCAATTTATAACATCAAAAAGAATGCTATACGTTCTTTGGGTGGTAAAAATATAACAATACAAAATTGTTTAATACAAGATATTGGTTCGGATGCTGTTATTAATATTGGAGGAAACAGAAGAACGTTAGAATACGGAAACAATACTGTTACCGGTTGTTTGATTAAACGATGGGGAGCAAACGGACCAGATCAAGGTAATGCTGTTGTTATAAACGGTTGTGGTAATTCTGTCTCTTATAATCTGTTTGATGTAGGTTCCGGAAAAGCTATAGAAAATAATAATAGTAATTATAATACTATTGAATACAATTATTTTAATAATATTTTAACAGATACTGATGATCAAGGAGCGATTTACAGTTATGCGAGTAAATCTTCTTTTGGTAATACAATCAGATATAATTTCTTTGATAATATAGGAACCAAATTGCCTGGTGGAATTGGTTTCGTTAATAGACCGTGGCCGAATATAGGTGATAGTAATCATAGTGGTTGTACTGGTCCAACAACGTACACTACTCCAGCCATTTATATTGACGGTTATGAAAATTTTGTAAACATTTATGCAAATACTTTTTATCGTTGCATAAATCCTTCAGGTTGTATTTACAGTAATGGTACTTTACATAATGTCACTAATAATATATTTGTTGATTCTTCTGCAGGTATGTCAATTAGAAGACCCAGTTATAATACACTAAATACCAGTTATTCTTCATTCCTAGAAGCTCAGAAAAATTTAAACTTATTTAATGATCCTTGGTTGGAACAAGGAGCAGGTTACAGTGGATCACAACTTCAAATTAATACAGGATATGGTCCTTGGAACAGTTTTGTTTCTGGTTTTGGTGAAGACTATTATCTGTTATTGGATAATAATAACGGGTACACTGGTTCTAAAGGCATGATGAATGTTGTGGATATAACCACAACAGCATGGCAACAAGCAGAACCTCGTCTGAGCCAATTAATAGGTATTACTGGTTCTGGTGTTAATCGCCGAATGGGATTAAGTCTTGGTTACGCATCTGACGCTAAAATCACATATACAAATAATTTAATTACTGGTTGCTGTGGATCTTACTGGATTGGCGCAACCGGTGCTTTCAGCTTACCGTCTAATCCGCTAATAGGTGGTTTTAGTGGTGCAGACAACAATATGGTAACTTCTGGATTTACTGGATTTACCGATAAACAAAATTTAAACTTTAAGTTGACAACAAAAGGTTTAACAGACATACAAGCAGTTATACCACAATTCCAAAACATACCATTCGAATCAATACCAGGAATAAGTTATAATCCAATAACAACCACCGAAACAGTATACACACCAAACACACAAACCTGGTATGTTCCCGGAATAACAAACGCAAATCCTGATGCAGGTAATTACGCTTCAATACACGTAGGCCACAGTCCTGTAGTATTTTACACTACTGCAGACGGAACTGTTGGTTATATAACAAGAGATATAACACGCATTTTTAATGAGAATGTAGACTTGACACCACCAGCAAACATCGGAAAGTGTAAGCAGATTGTGGTTGGTTATGAATGTGCTACCGCATTACGTACTGATGGTACTTTAGTTTCATGGGGTAAAACAAATGGCTCGACAGTAGAACTAGCAGCACAAACTGATTGGTTCCAACAACAGCTGACACAAAAAGGAAGAACTGTTAAGAAGATAGCTGGTGGTGCAGGACACGTACTTGCTTTACTGGATACCGGAGAAGTAGTGGCATGGGGTAACAATGAAGCAGCACAATTAAGTGATCCAAATACTGTGTGGAGTTATATTGGTTTGATACCCAGACCAACCGCAGCTGATCACAAATACTTGACAGGATTTACTGCATACGCTTCTTCAGAATATCTACAAGACGCGTCTTCACGGCTGGTAACATTAAGTGCACCAAACGAGTGTGTTCCTGTCGTAGACACCAGTTTACGGTATAGACAATTTAGATTTTTAAATCCGGGTTGCACACTACACGCAACATATCCACAAGGCGGATATGACTCTCCTTACGTATTCAATGGAATAACTTATCCTGGTCCAGAATTTACACCTGGATTTAGTTGGAAGGGAAAGATAAATTGGAGACCTATAACAGGTGCTCCATACGATTATCAATTCTCAAGGCAAACAACAGGAGACACGTTAAGTGTAAATTATTCACGAAAAGGTGGATGGACTCAAGGAACAGAACATATTCCAGTAAATGATAGCGCAACACAAGTTTATAATTATTTGCCTAACTCGGTATTCGGAACTGCAGGAATTACGTATGTTGATATAGCAGCAAATCGTTCTAATTCTATGGCTCTGACTAGTGAAGGAACAATACAAATTTGGGGTTGGAATTTTTATTACAACGTTACTGGTAGTGGAGACGAATCAGAAAATGGAGCAAGTGGATGGAGCAGAGCTGGTCATGGTACTTCTGGAGGAAATCCTAATGGAGGTGAATGGAATGCTGCTTCAGCATATATTCCAGCAAAATCAAGACCATATCCAGATGCTCCATCTGGCGATAAAACTGCAACTACTATTAAGACACTAAAAACTACTGCAAATTCAGTAAGTAAAATAGGTGTAAGTTATTATAATCAATACGTCATAAAATCAGATGGTTCGTTGTTTGCTTGGGATAGAAATGAATGGGGGCAAAGCACTCCTAGAACAAACTCAGACGGAACTTTAGGTTTACCTACAGGACCGTTTACCCAAGTGGCTGGAGGTTACCATCATTCGATAGCACTCAGACAAAACGGAACTGTTGTTTGTTGGGGAGAAAATAATGATGGTGAATGTAATGTTCCTCCCAATTTAACAGACGTTGTTTGGGTTGGTGCTAGTTACAGAATATCCTTTGCTTTGAAGTCGGATGGTACACTGATTGGTTGGGGCGGATTGGATAATTTTATTGCAAATCCTGGTAGAGGAGTAAATCCACCAGCACCTGAGCAGCAACCTGCGTTAAATCTTTTTGTTGGTACTTGGTTTGAAATTCCTGGTGCTTCAAGTTTAACTAATATTACTCCGTTTACGTATGTAAGTTATAATGATATTTTAGATATTAATAACATTACCACCACTATCGAAACACCTGCAGCAGTTAGTTCTAGACTACAACAAATTCCTGTTGGTAGAAGAATTTTGGCTCCGCGAAGATATTGGGGTCCAAGATCAGTTTGGGGAGCAACCACCGATAACATACCGTCCAAATCTATTCCTGGAATTACAAATGTGACACCATGGGCAGATACAGCAATAAAGGGATTAACATCAGAATGGAATCCTTGGATGGATTCTTTGGTTTCGTTGGGAACAACTTTTGATTTCCTTATTCACGGTCAGGAAAATCAGTACGTAATTAGTTCTTACGATCCAAATTTTACGGAAAAATTAAGAGGATACACTAGCGATACCAGATACACACAAGCAAAATACGGTATTTCTTCACTGTCCGATTTGTTGTCTGGTATTACAATAAGTAATGTTACACAACTTGCATCTTCTTCTGGTATGGAATATATTGCATTCAATAAAGTAATTGGACAATACGGTGCAGCAGTATTAAATCGTGCATTATGGGATTACTCTAAACAAAAATTACCCAATTTAAGAGGCAGCAATTATCATGGCTACCTTTCTACTGTAAATCCTGCTCCAGATTTAAACGGACATCCACAAGCTCACGATGAAAGGTTTGGTACTGCTTCTGCTCCAGACATGTACGCAATGCAAGGGCAATTAAATACTAATTGGTACGTGAATAAAACAAATACAAGTCAATTAATTTATAGATATACAGCTCCGGGTGGTTATACGGATGCAGATCTTATTCCAAGAACTGTTTGGTCTGGATTTATTCAAGCACAACAACTAGCAAGATCGGTGCGTCGTTCTGATGCAAGTAAAGGATTCCATCCGTGGATTGCGTCACCTGGATATACTGGAGATTTAACTACCATTCCAGTATTATATCCATCAGACGACAGATATTATTATGAAAGTATAAGACATCTTGGTTTATTAGGAGCAGAAGTAATTTTATACTGGAACGCATCAGCAGGCCCCAGTGGTTTGTGTTTAACCTACGCCACAAAAATAAATTCAGTAGTAGACGAATTAGCTACTAAATTTAATAATAAGAAAACGATACAAACAGTACCATCAGGTCTTACTGCTATATCTTGGAATGCAGATTATATAACAACTGGTTCTGTATTAGCAAACAACACATATTTGTGGAGAACCACATTTAAAAACGATGTTATCCGAGTTATAAACGATACAACAGGAATGACATATGTAATGGGAGGATCTACTTGTGGAGTTTGGGATACGTCAACAACAAATACTCTTCCGTCATATACTATTATAAAAGAAATACCGGTAATACAAAATTACGCAAGTTATAATTTAAGAAATACTACAACTCTTGCATCAACTACTGGATGCACTACCAGATTCGGTGCTCCGACCTACGTATTCCCGTCTTGGGATTACGATATAAAATTAATTCCTGGAATTTCTTTTGGCAAAATAACAATTAACGATTTTAAATATTTACAAGGAATAACTAATCCAAACAGTGGAATATCTCCATGTTAAATACACATACAATAAGGATATATAATATATGCTACCAATAACAGGATTAACGGGAACAGATACGTTTGAAACTTGGTTTGGTAAAACCAATGAAATTATTAGCAGTTTAAACAGTTCTACCATACTCTCTGTTAAAGATGCCGGAGCAGTAGGAGACGGCGTAACCGACGATACTGCCAGCATAAAAACTGCATTAAGTAGCGGAAAAAAAGTAATATACTTTCCTAGTGGAACATATAAAGTTACTCAGGGATTAACTCTTCCTGCTTTTGTTTCTATATTTGGTGATGGACCAGACGCAACTATTATTGATGGTTCTAGTTGCACTGCTAATGGGCTCGGTTCATATGAAACACATATACGTACTGCAGAAGGAACATGGTCGTCTCTGCCTGCCTTGGCGTCTCCAGGAATTACTAAAGGTGACCAAAATATTACATTCGTATCTGCTCACGGTTTAACATTTAATGATTTAATTTCTGTGTATAATCCTACAAATTATTCTTGGTCTAAATTTACTTCATACCACAGAGCCGGAGAAGTTCAATTTATTGCTTGGACTCCTTCAACCACAATAGTTCGTTTACAAGGATCCGCATACGCAAATTATAAATCCACAGATGTTTCTTTATATAAACTTTCAGCTTATACATCATGTTTTATAAAAAATTTCACATTAAAGTGTGCTAAACTAGGACCTGTTACTTCTGGACGAGGTGTTCGCGTAAATCAAGGATTAAATTGTATACTAGAAAATGTTAAAGTTGTAAACGTTCCGTGGGCCGGTATTGAAATAAACCAGTCTCATAACGTTTTAGTAAATAATTGTATCGTTCAAGAAGACGCCTCAGACGATTTTGGCGGCGATTACGGATTAGCAATCATGAATTCTTCTTCTGTTTTGGTTAATGGTGGATACTATTCTGCGTCCAGACACGCAGTTACTATTGGTGGTGGTAGTGGAGTAGGAGCAGTTCCAAACAGAAATGTAAAAATTATTGGAACTAGTTGCCATACTTCAGGTGTTACTTTAGATGCTGCTAGTGCTGGAGCACTAGACGTTCATTCAAATTCTGAACACATCTTGTTTAGAAATTGTACAATAAATGGAGGAATAGCAGGATTAGGTGGAGACAATATAACTGTAGAAGGTTGTCATATTGTTGGAAGAGGTGCAGGTGACTCTTTAATTTACGGTGCCGGATGCAAAGGAACCAATTTTGCAATACACAATAACCACTTGATATCCACTAGAAAAGGCCGATTAAATCGTGGAGCTTTTATAGATATTGGTGCGCAAAATGACGCCATATCAGATAAAACTTCTGAAGGCGGTATAATATCAATTAAAAATAATACACTTGATTGGCAATACTCTCCTACCAGTTCTGGTCGTAGAGAAGCAGGAGAAACTGCATCAGACGGTTATTCTTCTTATGGAAACTGGCTATCTATAGTAAATACTGGTACTACAGGATATACTGGAGGAGATATTATAATTGATATCCAAGGAAATACTGTTAAAGCACCAAATAATTACCATCAAGGTGGTGCATATATTCAAGTAACAGGAAACACTTTAGATGCTCAATTTAATGTGGTTAATTTTTCTAATAATACTTGTGTGAACGTTGGTGGTGCTGAATTAGACAGTTCATGGGTTTCTGCTAATCATGTAGTTTTTCAGGGAAATAATATTATAAATTCCGGTAATGTTGGATTGAAAGCATCAGGCGTTAAAAAATCTATAGTATGTAAATCTAATAGTATTAATGGAACCCGAAATTCTCCAGCAATTTATTTACGAGGACGGTCTTCCCCTTGGTTGGGATGGAATGGTTTCTGTGAATTTATAGAAGTTTCGGAGAATACAGTTAATAATGGAGTATTAACAAAAGATTATACTTTTAATACTGGAACACTAACAGATTATAGTGTGTTTTATTTTGATAACGGTATTTTCCGAGACAATATTATGGGATCAGATAATAGAACTTTTATACTTGATGCCAATCGCGGATTTGTTTTAAACGAAACAGTAACGGGAAATAGCTCTAATGCTGTTGCAACTATTAAAGCATTCCAAGGTATTACTCAATTTGGTATAGGTGTAACAAATAATAGTGGTTCTTTTACTTTAAATGAAATAATTACAGGAAATATTTCTGGTAAAACTGCCAGTCTTACAGGAATTGCTTCCACTCATAGTTTTGGATCATATCTATTTACTGGAAACAATTTATGGAGTGGTAAAAACGCATGGTGGAGTGGTTTTACCTTAACACTTTCCGGCATAACTACTAATAATATTTTATAAAATTAAAATAAAAACTAGATCTTAAACGCATAATTACTGTGATTTCATGTTTATAAATATTATATAATGGACAAGTTTAAACAATACTTTAATTTGGATAAACCAACCCCTGTGGTTTCTCCGCAAAGTGAAATGCAATCAACACAGGATCTGAAGGGTCCTGTTGGACCAAGAGGCCTACAAGGTCCTGTAGGTCCCCAAGGTCCTGCTGGTGAAGACGGATGGGCTGGTCCTCAAGGCGAACCCGGTCCTCAAGGCCCACAAGGATTAAAAGGTGAAAAGGGTGATACTGGAGAGACTGGCTGGCCGGGTGATAAAGGCGAACAGGGTGTTCAAGGAGACATAGGCCCAGAAGGTCCTATTGGACCACAAGGCCCAGAAGGTCCTATGGGTCCACAAGGCATTCAAGGCCCTATCGGTCCTCAAGGTGTTCCGGGCGAAATAGGTCCACAGGGCGTTCCCGGTCCTGTTGGTGTCAGAGGTCCTAAAGGAGAGGTAGGTCCTGAAGGTCCACAAGGCGTTCAAGGTCCAGAAGGCCCAGAAGGTGCAATCGGTCCTGTTGGTCCGCAAGGTCCAAAAGGTATTCCGGGTGCCAAGGGAGAACCTGGTCCTCAAGGATTACTAGGTCCTGTAGGCCCACAAGGTCCTGAAGGTTCTCAAGGACCAAAAGGCGATCCTGGCGAGTCTAACATTATTTCTGCCAACTATCCGTTAGTACTGGAAGAAGGTGAACTTTCGTTTGACGCATCTAAATTTAAACAAGACATCACCAGTCTTGTAAAAACCAAATTAGACGCACAAACGGTAGCACAGAACTTTCAATGGCTGAATACTGGTTCGGTTGGTGGTGGTGCAGTAGGCATCTATAAAGATCGTGCCAGAATAATCAAATCAGTTAATGATATAAACTTTACTGGAGACGGCGTAGAGCTGGTTCGTAAAGGTAAACAAGTAGACGTTAAAATTACTGGTGGAGAAATATCTCATCCTGTATTAGTAGCAACAGGAACAAAAAATTTCTCTGTACTAATGAGTGATGGTGAAATTTTACTGTTTGGTCAAAACGAGTACCAACAAATAAGTGGTTGTACTTGTTTGAGTCAACTAGATCCTGATATACAAATAACTGTTGTTGGTACAGGTTATGGATCTGGTGGTTACACTTCTGTCAGATTTAGTAAAGCTTCACAATTACTTGCAGTAAAAATAGAAACTGCTGACACCTACACAGCAATTCTGTTAAACACAGGAAAAATATACTTCTGGGGAGCATGGCACGAGTATGCACAGTCTGTTCCAGACTGCAACATGTTCAATTACATGAATACGCTGCATCCTAATCTTAAATTCAAAGACATTTCTGCCACTAAAGGATACGATAGATTTAGTGCACTAACAGAAGACGGCGATTTAATATTTTTTGCTAACGGCCAAGACGGTTTAAGTTACGGATCTCAACCAAACACTTGGGATAATGATCCAGATACCACAGATCAAGTAACGTACTATAACGCAAATCCAGACGTACAACACAGTTTTGCTCGTTATAAATTCAAGCAAATTTATTTGGGCGAAGAACAGTTAATTGGTATTCTAGAAAACAATAAACTTTATTTTAGTGGTGATTACGGAGTATTGGCACCATTTTGGAATGTGTATAATTACACAGACAGTATTTACAACCCATATGTTGAAAACATTTTTGGTGCTGGTTATCCCCCTGCTAGTGGTTTAGATACTAATGATTATAAAAATGTAGCAACATCACAATTATTCAATGCGGGTGTGTTGACAAACGGAACTCCAAGACTTTGGGGTAATTTAACTCTTGGTGTGACACTACCTTCACAATACACTCAATCTGGAACTAAAGCAGCTCAAGTAGATGTTGGTATTGGTGGTGTTTGTTGGGTGATGGAAAACGGTACTGTTGAATGTTCGGGTACTGATGTTACTACTAATATGCCTGCAGGCATAACAAACGATACCACTTACGCTATTAAACAAGTAGCAATAGGTGACAGAAATGTAATTGCTCTTTCTCACGACAATAAAGTTTACACGTGGGGAGAAGCAACCGAAACTGGTAGTTTAAACTTAACAGATATAGTTGCTCAACACCAAAAATTATCAATTCCGACACCCTCGCTTTACCAACAACCACCGTTTGCTTACGATCAAAATGTTTCAGTTTACAATTCATCCGGTGCTCTAGTTGGTATAGCGAGTTCTTTAAAATTTACTGGTAATGGAGTTACTTTATCAACAGACGCAAACAACAAGCAGGTTGTAGTTACTGTTAGCGGTGGAGGTGGAGGAGATCCTGTTGGAAATTACGTAGCCACCCTGAACGGTCTAACTGGTGGTGTAACTCTGGCAGCAGGTACTGGAATAACATTAACCAGTTCTGGAAAAACTATAACGGTTGCTACAATAGTTGGTGTGGGAGCTACCGGAGCCACTGGTGCAACAGGACCTCAAGGTATTCAAGGAGTTATCGGAGTCACTGGTGCAACAGGACCTCAAGGTATTCAAGGAGCTACCGGAGCCACAGGTCCTGTTGGTAATTATGTGATATCGTTCAACGGTCTTACTGGAGCTGTCACTGGTGCTTCTCTTGGTGCAAA